GGTTTGAAACAACTATTATAAATTTTTAACTATTTTATATTTTATCCATCAGTGATAACGCCATAGCTTGAGCATTGGTTGCAATTCTTGGGTCACCTGCTCTTGTAGATTTAGCCTTAACTTTATCTCCACTACTATCTACAATTACCATACTAGGAACACCAGTGACTTGATCTTCAAAACGTTTCCAAACTTCCCTTTGACTATCGTCACAAGTAGTGTAAGTAATTTCTTTTCCTTGCCAATTCACTTTTTCTTTACCTTTCTCTACACACATGACTATTTTACATAGAGTTAAATTATTTTCAACTATTTTTTTTCTTATCGTTTCGTTTGACATTATATTTTTTGTAAAATTTTCGCAATAATGACAACCATCGTTATAGAAGTATACTAATATATCTCCACCCTTTTTTGAAGCTCTTTGTTTTGCCGCATCAAATGGTAACCAAGCGGATAATGTAACTTCTGATGATTTTTTAACCTCCTCATCGGGTTCACTAGACTTGTTGAATCCAGAATAATCCATATAGTTAGGATCAGTAGCAAAATCCAATGGGTTTTTAGGTTGTTCTTTAAGATAATTTTTTCTTGTTGCATTTTTGTGCATTTCAAGAATCCTTACTTTTTCAGATTCATTTAAACTTGATAAAATATTTTTCATAATGTTTTTTATTAATAAATATATCAATCAAAAAAAAAACACTTCTTACATTACAATTTTTGTTTATCACCGCAGTAAACTTCATACGGTGGTTTATATGGATCATTATTATTTGGGAATGGGTTTATTGGTAATGGTGCTCTGTACGGTTCGGCAATACCAAATTTTATTTCATCTTTAACTTGTCCCATTTTTTCAACAATTGGTGAAATATCTATATGTTTGTTTTCTAGTTTACCATAAAGATATCCTTCTAACCAAATATAAAATTCTTTATGTGTCATATTTAGTCCTCCTCAATACTAAAATCATACTCATCTTCATTTTCGATTTTATCCCACTCCAATTCTTGATCTCCTCTAAAATCTACTTCCTCATAAAACTTTTCTTCATCTTCTTCAAAAAGTTTTGCTTCTTCATCTGTTAACTCTGCAGAATACTTACAAATTGTTGTGTAAGATTCAAACCATACTAATTTTTTTCCCATTTTTATTTATATTAATTCACGATTATAAAGATTTACTAAAATAATTCTTGCGAATTTGAAATCTTTTGCATTATTTAATTTTAACCCATAAGCTAGCGCAATACTTCTAAGATGCGGATATGCTTCACTTATTGTCATTTTACCTACTTCCATTACTTATCAAACAATTTAAAATCTTCATTTACATTACCACATTCGTTACACATATATGTTGGAAATGGTACAATCGTATCTTCAGGACTTCCTGTTAAAATTTTTGACACTTTTTTTAGTATAACAACTTCTTTGAAATATGTTGATTTACATTTTTCACATTCAATTGTTGGTTGGTCTCTTAAATTTATTTTTGGTTTGATGATTTCTTCCATTTTGTTTTATATTTTACTTTTATTTTTCCTACTTCTTTATCCCAAGTGGTGTTGTACCACCAAGCAATTGTAATTTCTGGTTTCATATTATAATATAGTTTATTTTGTTTAGTTAGTCAAACGTTCTTTTATATCCATGTTCATTATTGTGTCAATAACCTTTCTATCAACTCTATATTCAGTAAATTCTTGTTCTTCGGTTAGATGGACGATAATGCACCCAAATAAAGGAATGTTTTCATATTTTGTGCCTTTTAACATCTTTAATAATAACTTACCATATAATGGTAATTGTGTGTTATAATGACCAAGAGCGTTATTAGGTAAATGTTTAAAAGGTTCTCTCATAGGTTTTGTATAGTCGTTTGTTTCCATGTTTTTTTTCTTGTTTGTTTTATAGTCCGTAATTATAAAACCAAACCCCGTTTTTTCTTTATTTAAGATTAACCAACAAGTGTCTCCCTGACCAACATAACCCAATTCAGGATCGCCTAATACTATTTCTGTGTCAATTAATACCGCACCTCTTTCCTCCATTAGTTTTAAAAATCTATATCCCGCCTTAATCATGCGATCGCCTTTCATAATCATATTCATATCACATTCATAAAGTGGTTGTCTAACCACTTTATTTAAGTTGTTCCTTTTAATTGTTTCTATCTCCAATTCGTAGTGAACTCTACTTCCCATGTTTGTGGATATTTTACCTTCTTCCTCCCATTCTGCAAGTAATGTTTGCATAACATATGGGTCCCCTTTTGCCTTTTTTCTTGCCGCCTCTTCAGTTGGAAACTCGTCGTAAAATAGTTTCATCACTTTTGATACTGATGGGAAATCTTTTCTGATTGTTCCATCAATATCTGACATTGTATATTCGTGACCATCTTCCTTAAAAGTTAAATTTAACTCATTTCGTCTTATTAATAAGACATTTCTTATGTCTTCTGCAACTTCTTTTAAATTCATTCTTTTTCTTGTATCATGTATTCGTTTATTTGACCTCTAAGATCACAAACGTCTTTATCTTTTGGTAGTTTCATAAGTTTAACTCTACCGTATAGTGTTCCTCCATTAAGTTTATCATATATGTTTTTAGCATCATTGAAGGCGTCTCCATCCAAACAAACTATAATATCTTTTTTTGCCTTTTCATATAGTTTTTCCCATAAGTTATCATTCACGTACTTTCCAAGTAACGCGATTGAATTATCTAAAAAGAATGAATCAAAAACCCCTTCAACCAAATAAATGTCTTTTTTCCAATCAATCAAACTCTCATTAAAAATAAGAAAGTCCTTAGCGGCTTCAGGATTTTTATATTTTAACTTTGCTCTTGGGTTCCATGATCTTGAAACAAAAAAGTTTAATTCTCCCTTTTTATTAAATGATGGGACAATAATACGACCAGCATATTCACCTTCAATACAAAGACCGATTTTATACTTATCTATTGTTTCTTGAGTTATTCCTCTTTTTTTGAGGTAGTTCCAAGCTTCTTTTCTTGGTAAATGTAAAGGATGTATTTCTTCAAACCTCTTATATTCTTTTGGTAGTTCAAGTTTTTTATATTCTTTTTGTTTTTTTTCTACCTTATCGGGTCTGATAAGGTTATATGTTTTTTTATCTTTTTTTGATCCAAATTGTTCAATTAACCTACCTAAATGCCCGTGAGTGTCGTGTGTTTCAGAACAACTCCAACATTTATAAATGTGATTAAAATAATTTATTTCTAAATTTCCCTTACCATCAGTTTTTGATAAACCTTTTATTTCATAAGAACAAACGGGACAGTCAACAGATATTTGACCACTATATTCATTTACGTTTTTAGGTTCACCAAAAATATTTTCAATAAGGTCAACTAATAGTGACTCTTCTTTCATACATAAAAGATAAGAAATAAGGGGGAATAGTCAAACAACAAAAAACCCACCTTTATGGGGTGGGTTAAATTAAAAATATTATTTTTTAATATCTTCTGTATCTTCTTCTGTAAGATTCGTTAGTTGGTTTTGGTGCGATTGAACTATCACTAAAATTTAAGTTTACTATAAGCGTTCCTCCATCAACATTAGCCCCTGTTATTATAATCTGTTCCACCTGTAATTTATTTTTTTGAGTAATATCAGATACATTAAAAGTTGTTCTAAACGGGGCATTTGTTACGGTTAATTTCTTATCACCAGTGTCTGTTTTGATAATTGCATTTGTACCAACAAATCCACCTCCAATTTCTAAAGCAACAGTTTCATTTTGGTCAAACAAAGTCTGAGTTAAAGAAATATCAGCCGCTTTACCATAAAAACTGTGAGACTTGTATAAATTTTGAGCCTTATTGTCCATAATTGAAAATGTTAAAGATTTCAAAGGTACGTTAGGTGTTGATTTTGATTCTTCAGCAATAACTCTTCTAACAATTCTTGCAAGATCTGATTCTGTTAATCTAATTATTTTTTTCATTTTTTTTACTATTTTTTTTTTATTTACATATAAATATATCATAAATAAAAAAAAACACTTACTACCAGATATTTTCTTGCTTCATATACCCTAATACACAAGTATATGAATCAGCCATATCGTAACACTCTTTTTTAAGGGTATTATTTTTTGTGTATAACCATGTTATTTGTGGTTCTTTATCTGATACTTTTTTCCAAATTAAATCTTTTTTATCAATATCTTTTGGTAACCCACCAAATAAAACGTGTTTACCTTTATCATTTTGTTGTACAAAATCAGGCCAAGCAAATTTTCTTGAGTTATAAGTTGATATAAATGAAGGGACGATACCTAAAATATCATATATTGATTTTGTAATCATAGAATTGTATCTCAATAAGGTACCTACGGTCCAAACATTATTAGAATTTAGTAAAGGTTCTTCTATTACAACTTTTGTGATTCCAAGATTTTTATAATTTTGTAGTTTTTCTTCAAACGCATCAACCTTCATTAAAAGTTCTTGTATTTTGTCTTCCACTTTTGGTTTTATAACTGGTGAAAAATGTGTAAGTTCCAATAGTTCTTGTGATTTAATATCGAACAATGCCCATCCTATTGTACGGGTTGATACATCTAATCCCAAAACTTTAGGTGAATTTTTTAATTTCGTTTCTTTCATTTTTTCATTTTTTTAATAGTATTCCCACTTAAACCCACCTGCGGTTTTATGGTTTTTTATTCTTTTACAAACTTCGGAAATATGTCTTATTTGTAAAGTCTTTTGTGCCTGAGATATTGAATCCCATATTTTAATAACATTTCCCTCTAAATCAATTTGTTTTACTTTTTTTTTACATGTAGAGGATTGTGATAATTTTTTACGTCTTTCTTCGTTAAATTTTTTACCTTTATTTGGTGATTTTCTACCTTTAAGTGATTTTGATAAATTTTTTTTATGTTCTTCCGTTCTTTCCTTACCGTCATTTAACCATGGTATTGGTTTTCCTTTTTTTGTTTTGGACATCTTTAACTTAGACTCTTCGGTGTGTTTTCTACCTTTAGTAGATGGTGGTTCATCTCCTCCATTTGTCCCATTTGTAAGTTTACAACCAATATATTTGTAATAACTTATGTAAAATTTTTCCCAATATTGCCATTCCTTTTGTTCTACATAGTCAATTATAATAATATCAATATCTATGTTATTATTGACCATTTTTCTAACCCATCGATCTTTGTAACTATCATGTAGGAATCTTTCATTTATATGTCTTCTTAATCTCCTTTTAATGTCTGTAGTTTTACCTATATACTTTAATGTATTATTATTTTTTTCAACTAAACCATATATAAAAACATTATTACCCATAATAATAAATATCATGTTAAAACAAAAAAGTTTAGTAATAATATCTAACCCTAAAAATCTAGTTTAACGGGA